TTCATACCGTGCTCATGACCTTCATCGTCCTGCGGTCCGTCATATTCGGTACCGGGGTCGTCGTCCACCGGCGAATCGGACTTCTTCGGCTTGACGGTAATACGCATGACTGCGATTCCCTTTGGCTTGTGTGTCATCACAATACCCCCATCAATCGCTCGGCTTCGGCACCGAGCAGCGTCAATTCCGGGTCGCGCGTCGCCCACTTCTCCACCGTCTCCACATCTACGCCCCATTCTGCGAGTAGGTCATCAGCCTTTGTGTCTTTCCAATTCTCCCATTTCACAACTCGTTGAAGTTCAGTCTTGCGAGCCTTAGCCACCGATTCGCGTCCGAGTCCTAAGAGTTCAAGCACAGCGTGGGCCTGTTGCTTTTTCAAACACAGGTGGGGTTCGACCCCTTTCAACAACTTGTGTAAGTCGTCTTTTGAATAGAACTGGAGCCGGTGCTGGCTACGCCGACTGTTCTTGTGAATCTTGAGGTCAAGTTGCAGCACACCGCAACCGAGAGTCTTGTGTAGGTTCTCGCAATGCACACGACCGCGAGCACCGGTGGCTATGATTCCAGCACGCGGCTCACCGCGCTTCGTGATTGTGATATAACCGTCAGCGTCGATAAATCCAGCAGCGTACGCCCACGGGTCTTTGACGAAAATGGTACCATCGCTGCGCAATAACGACCATTGTCCTCTCGACGCCTTCACGATGTTGAAATCCTCACCGTAGGTCTTGAGCAGCGCACCGAGTTGTGAAGTAGTAATGTAACGGTTACCGACCGCTTCGCAAATGGTACGAGTCGGTAGCATGCCTCTCTCGGCGATGACCTGCGCGGCCTTCGTCAGCGAAGCAGCCTCGTTCTTGGACAAGTTGTCGACTTGGTGCAGGGTGTTCTTCCACTGTTTTCGCGCGTCTTTGCGCAACTGTACAGCCTCAAGCCACTCGGATTGTTCGACTGACCCCCATTCCTCCTCATGTTTGTTCAACCGTTCAATCGTGTCATCAGCACGCTCCCACATCAAACACGCCTGTCGGAGAGACACTTCTCTCGGGTTAGCATATTTCCGTAACGCTGTCAAATCGCGGTCGGACAACCCGAGTTCGCGCATGGCGCCCAAATGCCCTTCAGCCCACGGAATCGACTTGATGGTCGAATCAACCTCCATGCGCTTAACGAGCCGTACTGCGTCAATCGCGTCGTCAATATCGGGCTTGAACTCCTTGTTGACGCGACGCGCTCGCCGCAAATCCTTGACGAGAGTCTCCGCTCCGCGCCCGAAATAAGTCTCAAACCACCCGTCGCCACTATCGGGGAACGACATTGCGATTTGCCCGGTAGGAGCCGCGCCGCCTTGACCCATCGCTCCAGCAGTCTGCATCAGTCGTTGTCGCCGGCGTTCTTCGTCTCGCGGGTCGACCCAACCTTCGTTCGGTTTGGGGTTAAGAGTACCATGTCCACCGGCATCACGAACTGGATGGTCGCCGATTGCGCCGGGCGCAACAGATTCGCCGGCCTTAGCGAAGTTCGGGTGTTGCGCGAGTTCCTTGACGATGGCGGCGAGTTCGGGAGTCAAACCGGACACAGGCGCGTCGTATTCGTCACCAACCAAAACGCTACCCCAACTCAATCAATTCATCTCCTCTTGCCAACTTGGGGCGTGAGTCTGCGCCAAATCATCCCCAGCCGCCCCACGCTCAATCGCATTAGACACAGCAGTCCAACCCTCTTCACCGAGCGTTCGGTTGACGAACTCTTCCCAGTCTTCCTGCTCACGCATCCGCTTCTGTTGCTGGAACCAATCGGGGCCGCCTTCGGACTCGGGGCGAGCGACTTGCGCCCATTTGTTCGCCCACTCGGGGTCTTTATCCAATGTGTCGTGAGAACCCGGTGAAGCGTCTTTCGCCGCTTGAAGAGCGAGACGCTGGGCTATCGGGTGTATCGCCTGCGATTCGTTACCCGGCCCCGTGTATGTATTGTAATCAACTCGTTGCGCAGGGTCTCCTTTCAGCATACACCAAGCCGCTTCAATCGCTAAAATCAATCAATCAACCCCACCATCAAATCGTCCAAATCTATGAGCCTCTCGCGGAACTCCGTGGTCGCCCAATGCGCAAGCGCCAGTGCGATAACCAAGTCGTCGTGTCGGCCGATAGACTCAAGTCTGCCGGTGCGCGACATACCGAACATCAGTAGTTCATTCTCAATAACATGAGTGAGGTTACGACTCTCTTCATCGGCGTACGGCATTTTCATCTGCTCGCGCTCGTATTTCAGCACAAGACCCATCAACAGCGATTCGCGTTTAGTCTTAGATGACACGAAAGTCTTGATTGGTAGGTCTGTATTAGCCCGCAGTTCGGTAGCGAATACGCGCTGAAAATGGTTCGCTTCAAGTTCTATCACTTCCGGTTTGAACTTCGCGTTCAATCGCTGAATCTCCATGATTTGCGTTCGGAAATCCATACCCTTACGCCGAACACAGTGAGCGATTTCAAGGATGGGTGAGTCTTCGGGTTGACGCAATACCAACATCACGGTATAATCCGCGCTACGCTCCGAAGAAATCGCCGGGTCCCAGCCGATGAAATACTGCGAATCGTCGTCACCCTCCGGTCTTCTGTTCATCAAACACATACCGCGGTCGCGACACGGTTGCAGGACGGCTGTCGGGAAAAGACTGCTCGCGTCGTCAATCGGTTCGCACAGGTACTCACGAGTGAACGCTACTGCTGGCATATCCTTTCGGCGCGCATCGAGCGCTTCCAAATCCCAGCGTTCCGGCCACAACGGCTCGCCCCGTTCATTCAGCGCAGGATAAGTCTCAACGAGATACCCGTCCTTGCTCTCAAGTTCGGTGTAAAGGTCAGTAGGAGTGAACGGTGTCCCGACAATCATCAGTTTGCCGGTGTGGTGAAGAGTAGGAATCATGACTTCGTAGTACCAAGTCGCGACCTTTTTCAGTTCGGTGTCGGTGGTACCCCACAGAATATCGTCGCATAGGATGATGTCCGGGTGAGCACCACGCACCGCGCCACCGACCGACTTCGCGGTGATACGCGACCCGTTGGTGAACCCGAAGTAGGTCTTAGCCCACGCGTCGTTTGAGCGCAGGTGTCGCAGAATGGGGGTCATCTGTATCATTTCGTCAATGAATCGCATGTGGCGAATCGTTTGGTCGAGAGAGTGAGAGAAAATGATGGCGTCAGTACGCGGCACGAACGCGACATTCCATAGAAGGTATGAGAGGAACAGGACAGACTTGCCGTGGTCTCGCGCCGCTTTGACACAATACCGGTCATGCGTGTCGAGGTTGTTGACCCATGCGGCGTGGTGGTCTGCAAGTTGCCAACCGAGAATGTCTTGAAAAAAGAACGCGAAATCCTTTTTGCTCATTTCCCAGTCTATCTCAAGGACCGGGTCATCAAAATCGGGCACACGAAATCACGCGCCTCTCAACATCCGCCACGCGGCATCGAACGGTTGCGATTTGTCTATACCCATAGCACGCCGACCGGATTTCCAACTCCCTGTCTGCCAATGCTTCACACCACCACGCTCGGGGTCCCACGCTCCTCTTCCCATAGCATCATACACCGCTTGTTGTTGAGCAGGGTCAACTTGCTTCCACCGCGTCTGTGCGCCGGCCGGTAATGACTCAAACTGCTCTTCAGTGAACCCGGCATAACCCGGCCCCTCTTGTTGCGGTAGTGTCAATTGCTGTTGCGGTTCTTCTTGCGGCAGATTCAACCGCGGTAATTCCGGACCCTCCTCTGTTGCGATTCTTCTTGCGGCAGATTCAACTGCGGTAATTAATTCCGGACCCTCCAGTGGCCCCGATACATCAACCGGTTGCTCACCCGTACTTGGTGGTCTCAACTGCGGTAATTCCGGCAACCTCGGCTCATCGGGGTCAACCGGAGCAGCCTCTTCGCCACCCGCTTCAACGGGCGGCTGACCGCCACCCATAGCAGCGTATCGCTCCTGTAAAGGCTTCAACTGCGCTTCAAGGCGTTCCTGTCGCCGGGTATTCTGTCTCTCAAGAATCTCCTCGGGTGTCTTCACGCCTTGCGACGCGTCCAAATAATCGGCGGCCGCATTTCTGCCACCTTGCCACAAATTACGAGCGGTATTACGCACGCCTGTGTGTCCTGCGCCCTTGTTGCGACCCCACCAGTCTTTGACCCTGTCTTCAGCGCCGGTCACGGCACCCATCGCAGCGTCGTATGCTGACCCGAGTCGTCTTGACGCACCGGGTTTGACTTCCCCAAACCGCGCTTCGTACGCTTGGCGTTGAGGTTCATCGGGTTGCATACCCTGTACGGCTTGCCCCATCCGCTGTTGAGTCATAGGTTGAGACTGTTCGCCTGTAGTCGGGTCAAAAGCCGAATGAACGGTACGCTGACCGAACATTCCCCACGGCCCGCGCGGTTCTGTTCCCATCTGCCATTGCGAACCGGCAGGTTGTCCTTCCGCCATCGCGGCTTGCGCCGCCGGAGAGTCGAGGTTTGGTTCCATACCCTGCCCAACTTGCATCGGATTGAACATTTCAGTCTGTTTGAGCAGGGAATCGGAGTCGCCTTCGCCCGTCCACACCCATCGTTGGACATCGAGCGTGAATTGGCTCTTGGAAAGCATCCACGCGACCGCCTCGGCCTCCTCCTCGTACACGAGTAGGACATCGAGTTGCGACTTCATCAGCGCGTAATCCGTCATGAGAACGCCACCTTCACCGCGCCGACCACAGAAGGGGTGACTGAAAATGCTTTCGCGACATTTTCCC